GCGACTCCGATTGACGACGCGCACCACCAGCAGCATCACTGGCACCTCGATCAGCACACCAACCACGGTGGCCAGTGCTGCTCCAGACTCGAAGCCAAACAGGCTAATGGCGGCTGCCACAGCCAGCTCAAAGAAGTTGGAGGCTCCTATCAGCGCCGAAGGGCACGCGACCGAGTGCTTTTCGCCAAGTCGGCGGTTGAGCCAATAGGCAAGTGCCGAGTTGAAGAAAACCTGGATCAGGATCGGCACCGCAAGCAACGCAATCACCAGAGGCTGTCGCAAGATCGCCTCGCCCTGGAACGCGAACAGCAGCACGAGCGTGGCCAGCAGCGCAGTGATCGACCAAGGCCCGATCTTGGCCATCACTGCATCAAATGTGTCTGACCCCTTCGCCAGCAGCGCTTTGCGCCACGCCTGGGCAAGCAACACCGGAATCACGATGTAAAGCACGACCGAGGTCAGCAAGGTTGCCCAGGGCACGTTGATCGCGGAGATGCCCAGAAGAAAGCCCACGAGCGGCGCGAACGCGAAGACCATGATGGTGTCGTTGAGCGCAACCTGCGACAGCGTGAATAAAGGATCGCCGTGCGTGAGCCTACTCCAAACGAACACCATGGCCGTACAGGGTGCAGCGGCGAGCAGAATCAAACCCGCGATGTAGCTGTCGATCTGGTCGGCAGGCAGCAACGGCGCGAACCAATGGCGAATGAATAGCCAGCCGAGAAACGCCATTGAGAACGGTTTGACCAACCAGTTCACGAACAGGGTCACACCAATGCCGCGCACATGCTGGCGCACCTCATTCAGCGCGCCGAAGTCCACCTTCACGAGCATCGGAATGACCATCACCCAGATCAGCAACCCGACGGGCAAGTTGACCTGGGCGAATTCCATCGAGCCAATCGCCTGGAACACGCCAGGGAAGAACTGTCCAAGTCCAATGCCGAGCAGGATGCACAAGAACACCCACAGCGTCAGATAACGCTCGAAGAAGCTCATTGGGGTTGGAGATGCGGCTTTGGCCGTCACTGCACACTGCACGCTCATGCCGAGGTCTTGGCCAAGTCGCGGGCTACCTTTTCAATGGACAAGCGGGTGAGGCTGGTCTGAGGCAGGTTCACAAAGACTTCGAGCCGCTTGCGGATCAGATGCAGGGTCTGCCGAAAGGCTTCGCGCTTGTGGTCGTCGCTGGCATCACCCTCAGACGGATCGGCATAGCCCCAATGCGCCGTTGCGGGTTGGCCTGGCCAGTAGGGGCACACCTCGCCAGCGGCGTTGTCGCAAACGGTGATCACTAGGTCCATCTGCGGCGCATCGGGTTTGGCGAAATCGTCCCAACTCTTGCTGTACAGGCCCTCGGTTGAAATGCCCGCCTTGGCCAGCGTTTCGATGGCCAAAGGGTTGGGCTTTTGGTTTTCGCGAGGACTGCTTCCCGCCGAGAAAGCTTGGAAGCGGCCGCGACCAAGATGATTGAGCAAAGCCTCGGCGAGGATGCTTCGTGCAGAGTTATGGGTACACAGGAAAAGTACGTTCAAGGGCTTGGATTCGATGGTCATCGTGTTGATTCAGCAGCAAGAAGACTTGGCGGAAGCGGGGCCACAGCAGTTGGCGGTAACCGCGCTTTTCGGGGTGCAGCAAGCCGATGCCGCTGGCGCAACCGGAGTGCAGCATGTCGCACTTGCATCTGGCTGTTTGCCCTCGTTAAAGAGCGGAATGTCACCGAGCGTGTGGAAGTGCTCCCAGGCGACGCCTTGCGGGTCGGTGATCCAGTGCTTTTCGCTGCGGGCATAGCAGCAGGTGGTTTCGCCTTCATCAAGCATCGCCATGTCCGCCGCTTCTGCTTGCGCCTTGAGCGCGGACAGCTCAGCGGCATCCTCGACTTGAAGGCCCAGATGATCGAGTCCCACCTTGGCATTGCCTCGGGTGGAGATGGCGAAATTGATGCGCGGGTCCTCCAACATCCACTTCGCGTAGTCGCCCTCTACCCGGCTGGGTGCAGCGCCAAAGAGCTGGGAATAGAACGCGATGTTCTTGGACAGATCGTCGACGTGCATGTGAACGTGAAAACGCTTCATGGTGTGCTCCTTTAACACTGACAGGAAGTAGCCGAGGCGGGGCTGCAGGCAACGCCCTGGCAGCAGTTCTCTGTGAGATAGCCCAGCAAGGAATTCATGGCATCGAACGACGCCCGATAGACCAGATTGCGCCCCTGACGCTCTTGGGTGATCAGCTCCGCATTCGTTAGCTCTTTGAGATGGAACGACAAGGTGTTGGCCGCAATGTCCAGTTGTTCAGCCAGTACGCTGGGTGTCAGGCCTTCAGGGCCTGCGACCACCAGCGCACGGAAGGCGCGCAACCGAGCCTCTTGGGCCAGGGCAGCGAGTGAGCGAACGGCTTGGTTGTCTTGCATAATTCAATGATACAACGTTTATCGAATTATTGTTCGAATTCTCCCTGCCCTGTGCGAGAAAGCCTGCTCCTGGCCGGTAGCAGTCACGTACCGAAGCACCAAGCCTGCATGCCGGCACCTGCGGCGGCGTTGGGAGAGTCAACAGACCGTCCGTTCGTTTGCCCATCTTGGTTTCGGTCTCTATGAGCTTGGATGCGCAGCCGTCGTTTCCCCCCTCACAGTTGGAGATTCACGAAAATATTGCTCAACAAATTCCGGTAAACCCTCAACATCGCTCTAAGCTGCCTGCCACAGTCGCTTCATGTCGCACGCTGACTGCGTTTAAACCCCCTTTAAATCGCCAGGCAAGGCCCCTCAGGGGAAATTTTGAAGGGGTGGCCGCTTGGAAGGCGTTTAAACGCTCCCAGCCGCCCCACCCTCCAGCCGCCTTCCCGCCGCCTTCGCCGCCCGATCCAAGGCCGCCTTGCGGCCATCCAGGCGCAACTCGCGCTCGCTGTAGGCAAGCGCCCCTGGCGTCTGCACTTCCCACTCAGCCAGGTGGGCGATGGCAATGCAGCCGCAGTTGATGATCTGCTCGGCCGGGGCCTTGGGGTCGTGTGGCCCTTCCATCAGGTCGATGCCCCCTCCGGGGTTGGGCACCTTGAAGCGCTGGCCCACGGGCACCACCTGGCCATCCATGAGGTCGTGGGTCCAGCGGCTGTGTATCTTGCGGCTGCGCCGCCACTGCTTGCCCAGGCCCGGCACCAGCTCGGCCGCCTGCACCAGGCGGTCCTGAGAGGCCAGGGCAAAGGCCCGGCTCACCTCGGTACGCACGATGGTGGTGGCGCGCATGGTGTTGTCGCTGTCCAGGATGCCTTGCACCGCCTTGATGGCCTGGAACGGGGTCTGCGCGCCCAGCAGCACCCGGGACAGCGCCCCGTTGATCTTGGAGGTGGCCACCGCCCCCACATCCTTGAAGCGGCCGGCCACGAAGGTGCGCATGGCCTGCAGCACCTTCACGTCCAGCAGCGGGAGGCGCATCTCGACCTGGTGGCCGGCCACGCCCAGCGGCTTGTCCACCGCATCCTCACCCTGCTGCCAGGCATCGCGCATGCCGCCATCGGCGGCCGTGGCCGCGCGCCCAGTTGCGCCATCCAGAATGGTGCCGACCTGGTCGAGCACCCGGGTGAGCTGCCATTGGGCGAATTCGCTGGGCTGGGACGCCAGGAGCTGCAGCACCTCGGCCTTGGCCAACACGAGCTGGCGCAGCACCGCCTGGTCAGTGCCCAGCAGAATGCGCGCTCGCTCGGCCAGGCGCTCCTTGAGCGCCGCCTCGAAGGCGAGCTGCTCGGGTGTCACTCGGTGGCCTCGGCCGGCGCCGCTGCAGCCGCCGCGCTGGCGGTGCCCTTGCCCAGGGCATCCCGCACATCGGCGGGCAGGTTGAAGGCGTCCTCGGCCGCCCTGGCCTTGCGACGTTCATCGCGCTCCTTGCGCGCCGACTCCAGCTCGGTCTTGGGGTCGAAATCCTGGCCGAAGCGCAGGGCCACGTCGCGGATCAGCTTCAGGCCGGTTTCCTCGGTCAGCAGGCCGCCCTCGATCATCTGCAGCACGGCGCTGACCACCTGGCCCATGGCCGAGGCGAACTTGCCCACGTCCTTGTTCATCAGCTCGGGGAACACCGCCGTGACCTGCCAGTCGTCCGAGGACCAATCGGGTTCCTCGCTGAGCTTCCTGGCCTTGCTCCAGAGCACAAAGCGGCCGATCTCCTCCAGCATGAGCTTGAGCATGGTCTGGCGGGCCGTGTACATCTTGAAGGTGGGCTCGCCCATTTCGCTGGCCGCCGCCCGGTTGACATCGCCACCGCCGCCGAACCAATGCTCGGGCATGGTGGCGCCGCCCAGGACGTGATTGCGCAGCAGCCGGGCAATGTTGCTGGTGTCGGCCGACTGCAAATTCGGGCTCTTGGCTTCGAGCTTGACGCTGTCGTTGTGGACAAACACGCCATTGGCCTCGGGGGGCCGGAATTCCTTTTCGTATTTCTTGACCGCCTCCGGGTCGGCCCCGGTCATGGTCACATCCCACACGAATCGGCGCAGGTAGTCGGAGCGGTCGATCTCACCGAACAGGAAGTCCTCGTAGGCATCCAGCCAGTCCATCTGGCCCAGCATGTCGCTGCGCCCGCGCGAGCCGTTGGGGAACTTGTTGATCTGGAACAGCAGGCAATCGCCGTCTGCGAAGTCCTGCGCGCGGATTTCGCAGGTCCGCCTGGTGAAGTGGTCGGCGTCCTCGCCCAGGATGATCACGCGGTACTTGTGATACTGGCCCCGGGTGTCTTTCTTGGTCACCACGCCAATGGGCTGCTCGGGGTTGTCGGGGTCCATCACCACCTGGGCGATGTGGCGCGGGTCCAAGTAGCCCAGCCGCACCTGGCCGCTGCCCTCGTTCACGTGGGCGATGTAGCACTGCTCGCCCAGCATGGACAGCGCCCGCACGCGCGGCTCCAGCTTCCAGGGCCAGTTGTTGATGGGGTCGGACCAGAAGGCGTTGAGCAGCTTCTGGTGCTCTTCCTTCTTGCACTGAAGCGTCACGCCCTCGGCCAGCAGATAGGCCAGGGGCAGCTCCACCAGGCGGTTGGCCAGGACGTTGGACTGCCACAGGTATTCGGCCAGGCGCTGCATCTTGTCCTGGGCCATGGGCGTGAGGTCGCGCTCGTTCTGGCCGGCCAGGCCATCGCCCGTCAGGCGCCGGTAGCCGGGTTCATCGGCCGACTGCGCACCAGCGGCCTCCACCACCCGCGTCGCCGAGGCCGGCTCGGACTTCGACTGGGGGGCCTGCACCGGGCTGGGCGTGGGGTCACCGGCGATCCACCGGGCCAGCGTTTGCCGCATGCCCATGTCAGGCCTCCACCGTTTTCTCGGCACCCACCAGGGCCAGCGCCAACAGGCCGTGGTCGTTGTGCTTGTTCACCACCTCGCGCAGCTCCATGGCCGCGCGCTCCACGCCCTGGCGATCTTCCACGGGCAGGCCGGCCACGGCCCCCCGGATCAGCATGAGCTGCACCTGTTCGTCGTTCATTCAGTTTCTCCGGAACATGCGCTGGGCCGTGCGGCCGTAGCGCTCACGGGCGCTGCGCGAGTCGGCAGCGCCTTGGGATTGGGCGGCAGCGGCCACACCGCCGCTGACGGCGAGCATCCACAGCATCACGACCATGTCGGGACCGTCGTCGTGGTCCGCCTTGGGGAAGTGGCGGAACTGGTCGACCAGCGTCGTCTGGCTGCTGTGCAGCCGGATCAGGCCGTTGTGCATGTGCGGCTGCAGGCTCTCGATGCGCAGCACCTTGTCCGCGATGGGCAGCAGGCCACGGGCCGGCACAGGGATGCCCAGTTGGGCGCTGCGCTTGACCAGCTCGGTGCGCAGGAATTCCTGGAACTGCACCGACTCCACGCCCCACACGATGCAGCAGTACTCACGCTGCAGCTCGATGATGTCGCTGATGATCCGGTCGGGCGTGCGCTTCTTGATCTTGGCTTCCACCACGTCCAGGATGCCCAGCGTGCGCTGGTAGCCGCCCACGCCCAGGGCACTGGGGTCGCGGCTGTTACCGTGGCGGCCCAAGGACGGATCGCAGGCGCCGTAGAACACCCACTCGGCCAGGCGGTTGACCCAGAATTGGATGGAGTGGGCAAAGGGCGCGTCCTCGCCGCTGGCCGGGTCGTTCTGCTGCTCGCTGTCGAAGGCGTCGTGGCCTTCGCGGGCGCGCTTGATCATCAGCTTGACCAGGGGCCGCAGCGCCGGCCAGCTCACCTTCGCGCCCTTGTCCATCTCGGCCTGGTTGGCCTTGTAGAGCGCCATGGCCGCCTTCTCACCCTCCTGCGGCGTCTCGGCCCCCAGCAGCAACCCCTCGAACTGCTCCCACAGGTCCATGCGGTCGGGCCACTGCAGGATGGCTTTAAAAACCTTGCGGTTCCACAGCGGGTTCTTCAGGAAGCGCGCCAGCACGCTGTCGTAGTGCAGCACGGTGCCGATCAGGATGGCGTCCATGCTGTCGTCGGGTGGCCCGAGGTTGAGCACGCCCTTGGTCACGAACTTCTGCAGCTTGTCGCGCTGGGTCGGCGTGGTGACGTTCTCGTCGTTCTCGATGTCGTCCATCACCGCCAGGTCGGGGCGGTGCGGGCCATGGCGGCGGCCCCGGATCTTCTTGGCACTGCCGAAGGCTTCGATCTTGCGGCCGTTGCGGGTGACCACCACGCCCGCGCGCCACAACTTGCCCTGCCCTGCCGCCTCGGGGAAGTCGCTGGCGATGCGCGGGTTGGCCTCCAGCTCGGCCTTGATCGCCTCCAGCATCTCGGCCGCCTGCTCGAAGGCGTCCATGACGATGACCGGATACCACTTCAGGCCCGTGACCACGCACCAGGACACGAAGGACAAGCTGACCTTGGTGGACTTGGCCTCGCCGCGCGGCGCCGCCATGGCATCGCGCTGGCCGGCCGGGGCGTTGACGATCTCGGGCAGGCGCTTGTAGAGGTACCGGTGCAGCTCGCTGGGCTCGGCCTTGCCGTAGTGGGGGAAGTAGGTCCGGTCCCAATACTCGAAGCCACTCACCGGGTCCATCACGCGGCGGCGGCGTTCGGCCACGTCGACCGGCTCCAGGCTCCAGCCGTCCAGGTTGGCGTCGATCTGCCGCCGCAGGCCCTCGGCCAGCTCGGCAATGCCGTCCAGGAACTCCTTGCTGCTCTTGGCCATGGCCTGCGCCTACCCGACCTTGGCCAGCTCGGAGCCAAAGGGCTCCAGCAGCTCCAGCAACATAGGCACGTGCTGCGGGAACTTGGACTGGGCGAACCCGGCCAGGCGCTGCAGCGTATCCAGGGCCACGGCCTGGCGGTTCAGCTCCGGGCTGAGCCGTTTAAAGGCGTTCATGGTCTTGTTGAAGCTGTCGCTCATGCTGGCCAGCGTCTCGGCCCGCTGCATGGCCGTCATGTCCTTGGCCTCGCGCAGCAGGTCCATGGTGGCCTGGTGCTGCACCAGGTAGTCCTCCAGCAGCTTCTTGGACAGGGTGGTGAAGTTGTCGTCACCCAGCGCCACGGCCGCGCGCACGCTGTCCCAGTCGTCGCCCGCGTCCGCCGCTTCCTTCTTCCAGCGGTTGGCCGTGCCACGGGGCACGCCGGCCTTGAGGCAGGCGGTCTCCATGGGCAGGCGCTGGTAGACGTAGAGGCCGCGCAGCTCGGTGCGCTTTTCGTTCGGGTGAGCCATCAGCCGCCCGAGCCCCCGCCGCGCAGCCAGTTCTTCACGCCCTCGACGATCAGGGCCACGCCGATGCTGGCGGCCGTGCCGCCGATGGCGCCGGTCACCGCCGCGCGCTGCTCGACCACGCGCAGGCGCTTGTCCAGCTCCTTGTGCTGGGCGTCGATCTTGTTGTCCAGCGCGTCGATGCGTTTGTCTTGGCGGTTGAGGTGGTCCAGGATGCCGTCCAGCTTCCCGTCCATCTTGCCCAGCAGCATCAGCTCTTCTTTTTCCAGCGACATCGGGTCAGTCCTCGCTCAGGTAGTCGATCAGTTGGTTCAGGCGCAGCCGGTCGGCCGCGCAGGTCATGGCGTTGGTTCGGTGGTTGGCCCAGGCGTCGTCGAGCGTGAGGCCGGAGCCTTGGGCACAAGCGGCGTCGGCGCCGCCGGGCGCACCAGCAAGACCGCAGGCACCTGCCGCTTGATCACGACCGTGGAGGGCGCCGTTCCACATGCGGACAGCAGCAAGAGTGAGCACAGGACCGCCATCAACAGCAGCAGGTGCCGCATGCGAAGGCGCAGGCTGCTCATCCTGGCTCGGTGCCGCAGTCCCAGGCCCTGGCGCGTCGTCGCTCGCTCGCACAGGACCAGGACCAGCCCCCCGACCAGGTACAACAAGAGGAACACGGCGACGAAGGTCTTCATAGGCGGTGTCGAGAGCGGCATAGCGGCTTTCCTGGTCGAGGTGTTCCTGGAGGTAGTGGGTGGCGGCGCTATCGGCGCGCTGGCGCTCTGCGTCCAAGGCCTTGGCCTGCGCCTGGTCGGTCTCGCGCTGCTTGGCCTGCCAGGCGTCGTCGGTGGCGGTGTGACCCCACCAGTAGCCGCCGCCGACTAAAGCCAGGGCGATCACCAGCAGGGCAAGGATTCGGGTGGCCATGGCTCAGTGCGGCAGTTGGCCCACGAACCACAGCACCGAGCCAACGAAGGCGCCAGCCGCAAGGGCCAGCACCAGCAGTGCGCCCAGCAGCACCTTGAGCCAGCGCTTCACGATGCCGCCCCCAGGCACTGGGCCTGCAGCTTCAGGCGGTCGCGCCACACGCCCCTGCAGGTGCGGTTGTCGGGGTGGCTGCAGCGGTCGCTGGGTTTGTTGACCGGGCCGGCGCGGTCGTACAGCAAGATGGCATTGCAGGCCCCTGCGTAGTCCTCGGCGTTCAGGCGGCGCACCAGGGTGCTGGGGCCGCTGCGGTCGTTGTTGAGGCAGAAGCCTGCGACGCCCACGTTGTAGGCCAGGCTCACGAAGGCGTCGTACTCATGCTGGTGCAGGGGTACGCGCACACAGGTCTTAAGCCCGCCTTCGAACGTCTCCACGTCCTGCAGCGCCCGCTGCAGCGCGGCCACGGGAGTGGTGGTGTCACCCATCTTCACGGGCCTGCCATCGGGGTGCGTGGTGCTGCCATAGCCGAGGGTGGCCACGCTCTTGCCATGCACCGGGTCCGGGTAGGCCTTCCCGCTGTAGCCCTCGCGGGCCACGATGCCCACCAGACCAGCGGCCGAAAGCGACAGCACCGCCAGCATGGTGCGCGTGCTCGCGCCCAGGCTGCGCCCACGCCGCGTCGGCCCGGCACCCGACAACCACAGCGGTACCGCCAGGCAGGCCAGCGCCACGGCAAAAACGAAGATCAGGTAGGGGATGGCTTCCATGCCGCGACTATCGAGTCGGGCACTGGAAAAACTAAGGCCGGCATATG